AATGATCGTTATACTGTTTTGCTTCTACTTGTAGTCTACCAAATGGTTGGCTGTCAGCAAACTTTTTTAATATTTCAATAATAGCATCATCATCTGCTACCGTGGCTGTTGTAATCTTCATATATCCTCATTATCTTCTCATTGCGGCTCTTCTGCCGCCTCCATCTCCACCACCACCGCCTCCGGCACTACCTGTGGTGTTTTCTCCATATCCTTTACCAAAGTCAAAAGCAGTAGATTGTAATACTGCTGTTCTATCCCAACTGTTATCATTTGGATACAGTTTGGTCATATCTTGATTGTTTGTTCTTCTACCTGAAAACCTTTGTTCTAATATATTGTTAATGTTAGAGCATTGTAGAGTAACACTATGATAAGTGTCTTCACTGAACTGTGTTCTTGTTTCACTTATACCGTAGTTGTTTATGATACCACTAAAACGCAAGTATATACTACTTAAACTACCGTCTGCTTCTATGAAACCTCTTTTTATTTTTATTGGGGCACCTTTTACTTTGCTGTTTAACACCAAACTAACATAGTCTTGGTCAGTAGGTATACCCATAAATGTTACACCTATATCGCCGTTACTTACTCTCAGTTCATCTGTAATAGAACTTAGTCCCATTAAACTGCCTAATGCTGTATAACTGTTACCGTCTACTGTATAAGGTTTGTATGTGTTTGCGATGTAATATGTTGTGCCTTCTATTGGACCTAACTCTATAAACAATACTGCTTGTATGTTATCGCCTTGAACTGATGTAATAGGTGTTGCCATTAAAGTATAACCTCCACAAACTCAAAGTTACCATCAAATGTAAACAGTTTACCAGGTTGTAATGTGTGCGTTGGCGCACTTAAACATTTTACGTGGAACGTACAGTTGTTGGCAACATTTATTCCTGCTCCAACTATGTTATTACCACTGTCACTACTTGCCGGATATATGTTTCTGTGTACTGGCACATCTACTTCGTTGAGTGTTATATCTGTAGCAAATACTGGTGTTGTTACTTCATATGTGTATCTGCTGTTTGCTGGTTGTATATAATCACCAACATCAAATAGTGTATCAGCAGGGTCTATGCCTGTTACATTTGAAGTATCCAATGTTAATGTAGCACCTGTATAACTGGCTATGTCTATATCGCCTAACTGAGTAGAATCTAATGTTCCAGCATATCCCATAATATAACTCATACCACTTGTTTGACTTAGTGTTATTTCTTCTTCTACTGTTCTGCCTTTTTGTTGTAGTATTTGTAACATTGCTCTGTTTGTGGCATTCCATTCAAATGCTCTACCAACTGCTACATTGAATCTGTATATTGCTTCGCCTCTGAGTGCTGTTTTTAATCTGTTACTTCTACTCAAAGTAGCACTTGATATAGGCTTGTTGTTTATTTGTATTGTTGTGGCGTTATTTACTATTGTTTGATAACTCATTAAAATCTCCTACCTGAAGGCATATTTTGTGCTCCTCTACTTGCTACTGCGTGTATAAAGTCTGGGTCTCTGGCAACTAAGGCTTGGAAACTTGGGGCATCCACTGCCTGGATATTGTATGTGACATTTTGTTGTGTGCCCATTCCGCCCATTTGTCCATTAGGTATAATGTTACCTGCTGTTTTAGGCATAAACAACTCTGGTCCATCTTCACCTACTATGTAAGGTTTATTTTTCATTACTGGACCACCAAACTGTCTTTTTGTAAGTTCTGTTACACCGCCACTTGGTGCGAATGTGGCACTATATCCAAAGAATCCAAATATTGCTTGTAAGGCTGTTTGAACAACCATAAGTCTTATTGTGTCTGCTATCATTTGTTTGATTGCTTCTTTGAATGTTGCTTTGAGACTGTCAATAGCATTTTCACCTTCAAATATTGCGTTTACTAAATCATTTGATATTTGTGTATCAATGTCTGCTATAGCATTTTGGAATATTGCTATTCCTTGTTCAGCCTCTGTAAAACTTTCTCCAAGTTGTTTTACTAACTGATTGTATTGGTCTATGCCTTCTAAGTCACCATCATCAAATGCGTTTTTAATAGTACTCATTACAGCATCAAAGTCTTCAAAGTTTTCTACTTTTGCTATATCATTTAATATTTCTTGGAACCTTGTTAACTTCTCTGCTGGAGGATCTATTTCCATATCAAATGCTTTTTCAATATCTTTTAGTGCTTTGTCAAATGCGGCAAACTCTTCATTGCTTTTGAGTTCACCTTTCAGTGCCATTAAACTATCAACAAATATTTTGAACTGTTTTGGTGACCTAAAGTTTTTATCTACACCATCTACTGCTTTAGCAATCTTGTCTAATGTAGTAACAGTTTCCTCATCTACTTCAGGCACTACTTGTAGTGTTGGATCTGATGTTAGTTTTTCTCTTAGTGTTTCTATTCGTTTTTGTAACTTTTCTATTTCTGCGGCTTGTAAGCCTAATGTTATACCAACTGGTCTTTTGCTAAATCTTGTAGTTTCATAATACAAGTTCATTGCGTCTGTGAGGTCTAATACTTTAAGTGCTAAGTTTTCTATCTCTTGTTCTACATTCTCTCTGCCTTCACCTACAATAGCATCTACTATTTTTATTTCTCTTTTTTCTAAAACATCTTGATATAGTTTATATGCTTGGATTAATCCAAATATAACACCAGTAAACTGTAATACTGCGGCACCACCGGCAAATATTCTCAAGTTCTTTCTTTGAGCAAGTGTAAGTTTTTCAGTCTTCATTACTAACTTGCCAGTAATCCTGTCGTGTGCTTTAAGGGCGGCAGTTGCGGCTGTTATACCTGTAACAAACTTAAATGCTCTTACCATACCAGTAATCACACCTGTTAAGAAAGTTCCTGATGTTGCTAAAGTATTAAATATTAATAAAATACCTGAGCCTGCGAATGCTGTTGCGGCTATACCTGCTACTATACCTATTGCTTTACCTAATGATATAATAGCATCTGCTGATTCGTTTACCTTTTGTATTATTTCTGTTAAGCCTGCTAATAGGTCACCAAAGCCTTCATTGAGTCCTGCTAATACATTATCTGCTAATACAGCCAATGCGTCATTGAAGTTACTTATTCTTTGGTTTGTGTTTGCTAATCTGCTTTCTAAGGCTGTGCCAAATCTTTCATTGATACCGTCGCCTAATGCTTTAATAATCTTTTGAGCACCTGCGGCTGTTTTACCTACTTCTGATATTTGTAATCTTGTGATACCTAACTTTTCGTTAAGTATGTCGTATACTGGTATACCTCTGTCACCTAATCTTTCCAGTTCCTCAAGTCCTAATCCACCTGCTGTTGTTCTTGATAATAAACTTATTGCGGCTTGGAACGCACCTAACTGGTCAGTTGTTATAGCCGCCGCATTGGCAAAAGTCATTATTGTTTGTTCTGTGGGATCTATACCCGCACCTTTTAACTGTATAAATGCTTTTGTTATGTCTTGAACTTGAAACTGTGTTCTACTTGCTATATCTGTGACATCTTGGAATGCTTGAGCACCAGCACTAACACTACCAAATACTGTGGATAAACTACTACGCAAGTCTTGGAACTCTGCGGCTACATTTAGTCCTTTCCTTAATCCTGCGAATGCGGCTGTGGCTGTGCCTACAGCAACAGCAAATGCCGCCATTTGTTTTTTACTGCTACTACCAAACTTATCTACTTGCTTAGTACTATCTTGTATGCCTCTGTTAAACTGTCTATTGTCTAACTCTAATGCTACTCTAATATCTTTTGCCATTATACTCTCTTAATGTATTTTTCAGTTTCTTTGTCCCAATACTCTATAGTGGGATCTGTGAATCCTTTTGGTGCTTTTGGACTTTGTCCGGCATCCAATGGTCCTGCGTATGAGTAGTTGGCTTTAAGACTATCGCCACGTCTTACTGTTTTACGTCGTGCGTTACCAGAACGTTTAGGAGTATTTTCTTTCATAACTTTTAAGCCACTTTTAACTAAATGACTTGGCAGTTTGCTTGCCTTAGTTATTCTCTTCTTAAAAATACTGCTATCTACTTTCATTATGTTTCTCTTTTAGCCTTTGCTTTGTCAACTGCGGCTTGTAGTTGTTCTTGGTTGAATAAACTTGTATCCATACTACTATCTCTGTCTTGTTTTTGTTCCAAATACTTTTTGTAAGTAAACGAAACGTCCATAACAGTTATGTCTAAACTGTCACCGTGTTTTAGCACTTGACTTGGTAGTAACCCATACCTATGTGCTAACTGATCTAACATTAACAAAAATGTAGTATTGGAATCTCCTGGGGTTATAGTATGGTTTGTTACTTTCCCAAGTGTTCCGATACCATAGTAATAACCTCTGTTAGCACATCAAAAGGTAACTCAGCACCATCTTGTGTAATGCTGTTGCCTTCTTCGTCTAATATAAGTGTTGATACTAAGACAGCAACATCACTAAAACTTTCTTTATCAGCATTTGCTAATCTTCCGAATACTTGAAGTGGTTGTCTGTCATATATGTAAAAATCAAGTGCGTCACCATA